TGTCAGTTACAAGGTATAGGCCCAACAGAGATAGGAACAGCTTTAAGCGGTGAATCTGCTTTAGACGCTGTCGTTAATTTAGTAAGGTCTGCTGCTGAATACCCTTTCTACAAAGAAGGAAGAACGCCAGATTTTAAAGAGATTGACGTATGCGATTGGATAGATGACATGGGTGGTATCGGTGGAACAAAGTTCCAAGAAATCATGGCTGCACTATCAGAAAGTATGAATAGCGGATTAGAGCAACCTGGTTCTACGTCAACAGAGGCTGGTGAAGAAAAAAAAAATTAGAATGGATTGACATAGAAAGATATACAATGGGGGAGTGTCAAATACTTCCCCATTTGTTTTGGGAGATGACCATGGCTGAATTAGACTTTATTTGGTATGGTTATAGGCATAAAGAGGAGCAAGAATGGGTAAGGTCAAGATGGCAAACAACTGTTCTTGTTAATATGCAGCTACCTAAAGGAAAGAAGGTTAAGCCTACTGAACTTTTAGAGTTAGATTGCGATAAGAGGAATAGAAAGAAGAATGTAAGGATAATGAGTAAGGATGAATTAGAAGAGGTACTAAAAAAATACGAAAATATTAAACCAGTATAATAATGGCGAATCAAGAAGGTATTGATATTATAATTAAAGCCACCGACCAGTACACTAAGACCATAAATAATATTACGGCTTCTAACGAGCTATTGGGTAAGAGTGTTAAAAGTGTTCAAAAAGAACTTGACGCAACTACTAAATTATGGACTACTCTTAGAGTTCAAGGATTAGACCCAGCAAGTGCGTCAATGAAGGTGCTTAAAATGAATGCAGAGCAGTTGAATTTTACTTTAAATTCAATGAAAAATTCTGCTAATGGAGCTGGAGATGCAATAACTGGAAGTGCAAATAATCTTAAAAAATCAAATCAAAATTGGACAGCCTTATCATTAGTTATTCAGGATTTGCCTTATGGATTTAGAGGTATTCAAAATAACCTTCCTGCATTACTTGGTGGTATAGCAGGAATTGGTGGTGCAGCTTACTTGGCTTTTTCTGCAGTAGTTGCAACGCTTACAGCATTAGATTCTGGTCTTATAAGTTTTGGAAATAAGACTAAACTTGCAACTGATTACAATAAAGAGTTTGCTCAAAGTCTTGCTGAACAAAAAGTTAAATTAGATAGCCTATATGGTGTTGCTACTAATGCAAACAAATCAATGGATGATAGGATTTCTGCTGCTAAGAAATTAAAAGAAGAATATCCTAAATTATTAGAAAACTTTAGTGCTGAAGATATAGCTGCAGGAAAAGCAGCTACTGCTTATAATAAATTAAGTGCAGCTGTTGTTAGATATGCTAAAGCTCAAGCAGCTCAAACAGCAATTAAAGAGATTGTAACTAAGCAAATTGAGAATGATTTAAAAATTGCTGAAAAAGAATTACAATTTAAAGATGCAAGTCTTTCTGCAGATAAGGAGCAAATAAAAATAGATAAAAAAAATCTAATATATTCTGCAGGAACTATTAACTTAGAAAGAGTTAGAGCTTCTACAATTAAAGATAATATTGATGGTTTAAAAGCTCAAAATAAGCAATTAGATATACAGCTTTCAAAATTTGAGGACATTTATAATGCTAATGCTTCATCTGAGTTAGATACTACTAAGCCTGGTGGCAAAAGTGCAGAACAACTACAAAGAGAAAGAGACCAAAAACTCCTAAAAGCACAAGAAGTACAAGTAAGCAATTATTTAGATACTTTAAATGAAAGAAATAAAGAGATAACACAATCTGAGCTAAAGTTACAAGAAGATATTGCTACATTAAATGCTGCTGGATTTACAAATTATGAAAATGCTTTTCTTGCTAATAGAATTAGGATTGCGGCTATAAATAAAAAATATAGTGATAAAGAATTAGAAGAAGCACAAAAAATAGCAGATAAGGTAGCAAGTATTCAACTTGACATGAGATTTAAGATGGAATCTGCACTTGCTAATATTAATGAGCAGTTTGCGAAAGATGATGTTAAGAATGCTAATGATAAGTTAAAAGCTACACTAAGAGCAACAAGAGGTAATTATCAAGCTCAAAAAGCTGCTATTGAAAAAGCGATAGCGGATAATGAAAAATATAAACAATCTGCTATAGATGCAGGATATGGTACAGAAGTATTTGATAAATCAATAGCTAATCTAAAAGCACAATTAGAAGGTTTAGTAGACCCATTAGAGAACTTTAATAATAGCTTAACAAATATTATTAATAAGACATTAGAAGATTTGGCTATTGCTCTTGGAGAAGGATTAGGTCAACTATTAGCAGGAGGAGATTTAAAAAGTGTTTTAAATTCATTTTTAAGTGTTTTAACTGAAGGTTTGATAAGTGTTGGTAAATTAGCGATTGCAACTGGTATTGCAATGCTTGGTATTAAGGCTGCATTAGAATCAATGAATCCTTATGCAGCTATTGCTGCTGGTATTGCATTAGTTGCTTTGGGAACTGCAGTAAAAGCTAAACTTTCTGACACATCTAAAAAAATGGGTGGTACTAAAAAGTTTGCAAACGGAGGTATTGTTTCTGGGCCAACCATGGGCCTTATGGGTGAATATCCTGGTGCAAGTGCAAACCCAGAAGTTGTTGCTCCATTAGACAAACTAAAAGATATGATTGGTGGTGGTGGTGGAGGAACTTTTGTATTAAGAGGACAAGACTTACTTTTGTCAGTAAATAGAGCACAAAAGGCATCAAATCTTAAAGGACAAAACATCAACTTAGCATAATGGCATACGGATTAAGGTACACTTTGACTGAAAAAATGAGAGATGGGAACTCGGCTATTGTTAAAATATACGAAGATTCCTTTACTGGTAGTTTTACTACTTATAGACTAACAAACATAGAGATTAGTCCAAACTCAAATGAAGAAGAGCCTTTAGGTGGTATTATTTCATCTCAATTAGATGTTTCTTTTTTAATATCTAATGCAGATGACTTAAATAATTTTCCAGACTTAATAAATTCAAATGATAGAAAATATTATGTTGAATTAGTATATACTAATGGAATAGGTGGAGAATTGCTTAAATGGAGAGGGTTTATTTTTAATGACTATATTGAAATACCATTTTCTACTGGTAATTTAGAAGCAAGATTTGTTTGTGTGGATGCTTTATCATATTTAAAATATACTAATTATACCTCTTTAAATGGTAATACAAATCAGCTAACATCATTATTAGACGTAGTAAATATCTGTTTAAATAATATTGCTTTCCCAACAACAACTTATTTTTACTCTTGTATATCTTACTTTGCTAATGGTATGTCAGATAGAGGTGTAGCAAATACAAATGAACCATTAACTCAAACTTATCAATATAGAAGAGACTTTGTAGGTTTAGATTACTATACTATTTTAGATAATATTGTTAAATCATTTGGCTCAAGACTATTTCAATATGAAGGAATTTGGTATATATTGCCAATAAGTGAATTAGCTGGAACTAATCTTTATTGTACTAAATATCAAGTTGGTTCAACTCCAACATTAATAGGATATGTTTCTTTATTTACTCCTATTGTGATTTATCCTTATGCACCAGGCCAAGTTCACTTTATAAATAATTCACAAACTAAAATTATAAGAAAGGGTTATTCAAGATTAACAGTTAATACCGATTTTAAGTTTGTTGATAACTATATAAACAATGGAGATTTTAAACAATATACAACTACATCAACAGCTCCTACTGGATTTACATTGACAACAACTGGTGCTGGGTTTTTGCAAATTATTAACTTAGATGATGACGTTTATAATGATATAAGACTACAAGCTGGTACAAGTGCAGCAGGAGGGGGAACTGTTCAATTTGAAATGAATGGCAGTGCTGGTAGTACCGCATTTTTGCCATATATGATTAACCAAGCTGCAACTTTATCATTTGATTATGACTTATATTATGTTGGGCCTTTTCCTGGTTACGGAAACCCTGCAAGATGTAAAATGTATGTAATTGTTTATGTTTCTGGAACTGCTTATTATTTAAAGAGTGATAATACATGGACTACAGCAACATCTTATATAGAACTTCCAGAATATAATACAGAAGGAAGATTTGCAAGTCCAAGAAATCCATATAGCTTAACAATTCCTTTGGGTATTACTGCTGCTGGAACTGGAACTTATATGTTTGGTCATGTAAAGGTTGGGTTCTTATTAGACTTAAATTATAGTTACTTTAAATTTAGGAACTTTAGATTAAGACAAAATTCTGATATTTATTCATCAGTTAAAATTAAAAGAACATTGGGTTCTAATTTAGCTTTAGAAAAGGTAATAGATGTACCTTATGGTTCTATTTATCCAGAAACAAATAAGCCAAATATTATAGGAACTTTATATAATAGTAGTGAGGTTAAATTAACTGAATGGTATAGATATGGTAAGGCTGGTGTATTTAGCAGTTTAAATAGATTGATATGTAGAGTATATTCTAATATCTTTAATAAGAATATGGCTACATTAGAAGGTGATTTTGGTGAATTAAAAAGTCCAGATGGTGTTGGTGCTTATTTACAAGCTAAATATGCTATAAGCGATAGCAGTCCTGGTAACCTATCTTATAGTGATAAAATATTTATGGCTAATAGATTAACTGTTATACCATCTATAAATCAAGTTACAAGTGTACAATTATTAGAAATCAGTAATACAGATAATGCTTCTTTTGAAAGTATTAAGTATGAATAAAAAATAAACTATGGCTATTTTAGGTACTAATGTTATTTTATATTATTTTAATGGTTCAACTAATATACCATTTGGAGCAGCCACAAACTGCTCTTTTGATGCTTCTACCGATTTAACTCCTTTTGCATCATCATATTCAGCATGGTTTACTGACTCTCTACCTAATCTATCAACATGGACAGTTAATTGTGATGGATTTGTAGCAAATGGTGATTACGAGTTAAAGTTAATGTTAGATGCTCAATTAGCGAGGACTCCAATTACAATTAAGTTTAGTATTGGAACTTCTCCTACATATATAATTAGCGGAACAGCTAATATACAGTCTATAAACACAACTGGGCCTATGGAAAATGCAGCAACTTATAGAATAACGCTACAAGGAAGCGGTAGATATACAATATCTTAAAAATTATACCATGGCAATCTTAGGAACAAATTTAATATTATCATATCGTGAAGCAGGAGGTTCTTATTCTCCTTTTGCTGCTTCTACAAACTGTGCTTTTGATGTTAGCGTAAGTCAAATAGATGTAACATCTTATACCTCAGATTGGTTTAGACAGTTTAAGAATGATATATCTGAATGGAATCTCACTTGTGATGGTTTAATTTCTATCGGCAATTATGATTATAAGGATATGTTAGACGCACATCTTAATAGAACTAAAATAACTGTTAGATTCTACATAGGCACTACATCTGTAAATCAAGTGTATGGTTTCGGCTATATTACTTCTTTGACTCTTAATGGCCCAGTAGAAGGAGTTGCAACATATTCTGTGTCAATTCAAGGAATAGGGCCTTATAGCTTTAGTAATCCAAGTAATTGTGGTAGGTATTATGTTACTATTACAAGTCCTGGAGGTGGGGTAGTAGAATATAATGATTGTGATACTGGACAAACTTATGCAATAGGATTAAGTGGGCCTGGTTCATTCTATCAATGTGCTCAAATAAGTGGAGGATTACCTCAAATATCAATAACAAGCGGAACTGGTACAATAACTCCAACTGGATTATGTGCAAATCAATAAAATATGCAACATCTTAGAGATTATATACTTATAATTGGATTCTTTTTCTTAGGCGTATTTGCCTATGAATCATGTCACAAGACCGATAAAAAGGCTGACTTTACCGATATGAGCAACTATAATAAGATTAAGGAGATACATGATACTGTGTACTTAAAAACGTACAGAAAAACGTACATAAAGGGAGATTCTATTCCTTTTGTCATTATAGATGTTGATACGACCACTATTCATGACACAGCTTTTATCATGTACGATTATAACCTAAGCAGGGCTTATTCTGACACTATTAAACAAGATTCTAATATCTTTGTGATTAATGATACCATCAGCCAAAATAGTATCAAATCGAGGTCTTTTGAGTCCAAGATTACCGAAAAAACCATCTATGTTAAGGAGTTTTATGCAGAGAAAGCTAAGTATAGGCTTTTTTACGGCATAAGAGGCGATTTTAGCCAATCTAATGGCTTAGAAGTACTAAGTCCTGGTTTGATGCTAAGTGCCAAAAATAATGCTCTAATAGGCCTTAATCTTAATATTAATAAAAATAATAATATAAGTTACTCTGGTAGCTTGTATTTTAAAATAGGAAAGAAGTGATAAAGTTTATAAAGGATATGTTTTCTGGAGGTTCAGAAGTTAGTTCAAAAAGGGTAGCTGGTATGCTTTCTTTGTTATGTGCAATAACTGGGATATTTACAGCGTTATTGTCTCAAACTGCTTTTGATTCATTGCTTATGTATTCTGCTACTTTATTGTCAGCAAGTGTTGTAACATCAATTTTTAACAAAAAGTAACAATGTCAAACTTTAACGATTTGAACTCAGATTTAACTCCAGTAGGAATCACATTTACAGCCGTATCATGGCTTAATATTTTTGGGATTGTACAAATCAATCCTTTGCTACAGTCTATAGTTTATTTAATGACTATTTGCTGGTTAGGTATGCAGATGTACGGCTTCTTAAAAAAGCAGTTTAATAAAAAATCCTAATTTAGTGCTCTATGAGACTAACAGCACACTTTACTTTAGCAGAATTTACTCGTAGCGAATCAGCTAAAAGACATGGTGTCTCTAATGAACCAAGCCCAGAACACTTAGAAAATATCAAAATACTTTGCGAAAGAGTATTAGAGCCTATTAGAATGAAGTTCGGCCCTATTAACTTATCATCTGGATATAGAAGCAAAGTTCTCAATCATTACATTAGCGGTAGCTTAAAGTCACAGCACTGCGAAGGAAAAGCAGCAGATATTGATATGGATGGTATGGGTTCTGTTACCAATAAAGAGATATTTGAGTATATCAAAAATAACCTTGAATTTGACCAGCTAATAAATGAGTTTAATTACTCGTGGGTTCATGTAAGCTACAACTTAGGTAAAAACAGAAAGCAAGTTTTAGATGCCTTAAAAGTAAATAATAAAACTGTTTATGCCAACCATAGAGACTAACCAAACCAACCAATATGAGCAAGAAAAACGTCTTAGTCATAGGCGATACTCACGAACCATTCTGTCACCCACTTTATAGGAACTTTTGCCTTGAAGTGGCTAATAAGTTTCAATGCTCCGAAGTAGTACATATCGGAGATGAAGTAGACAATCACGCAATCAGTTATCACGAATCTAAACCAGACGGTCATGGAGCTGGATATGAAGCTGATTTAGCTCAAGCAGCTATGTATAAATGGTACAAGGCTTTCCCTAACGTAAAAGTCTGTATCGGTAACCACTCAGCCCTACATAAAAGAAAGGCTCAAACAAGCGGTTTACCAGAACGATTCATCAAATCATACGAACAAGCATGGGATGCTCCTAAAGGCTGGAAATGGGCATTAGAATGGGAAATAGACGGTGTTCTATATACTCATGGCACTGGAAGTTCTGGACAAGCTGGTGCAATCAATAGAGCAAGAGATGCTCGACAATCAACTGTTATAGGTCATATCCATAGTTTTGGTGGTGTTTTATATTCATCATCAGATAAGGACATGATATTCGGCATGAACGTAGGCTGTGGTATCGATATTGATGCCTATGCTATGGAATATTCACGACCTTTCCCCAAAAGACCAACATTAGGCTGTGGAGTGGTATTAGATGGCGGAAGAGTTGCTATATTTGTACCGATGCCATTAGGCAGTAAAATAATAAGGCTTCCCAAAAAATAAAGCAGTCGGATGGAACCCCATATAGTGTGTATCATATTGATTATCAGTATGGTATGCACTTTTTATTTCCCTTAGAATTAAATCGTAAATTTGTATGAACAGAGAAGTAGACGTAAAGATTGACCAATTAATGAAAGAAAAGAATTACTTGGAAGCTAAACTTGAGTTGATTGTAAGAGAATTGCGGCTCACTGTTTTAAAAAATAGTATCACAAATGTTAATGCACATCATACAACTGACAGAAGATGAAGATGAAAGCTAT